TCATTGTGGGGACTTTTGCGGGGACTTCCCCGTTAAAGCCGCCCCTCGCTTGAGCACCGTCAACGCCGGACTGCGCGTGTCGGTTGCTGCGATGCGATTTGCATACTCGATCAGCTTGGTCAGCTCGGCCGCCGAGTAGTGCGAAGTGATACTTCCATCGGTGTGGCCCAGCAGTGCCTTGCGATCCTCCTCCGGCACGTCAGCCGCACGCAGTCGTCGCCCGAAAGTGTGTTTCAGATCATGCACGCGGACACGTCCAAAGCCTGGATGCGCTGGGACGCCGTGCGACTTCTTCCAGTTTTCCGCGGCGCGCTTGCGTGCACTGCGCCAGGCCGTGTCGTTCATCCTGTGCAGCGCGCGGCCCTCGTAGGGAAACACCCATTCGGGATCCAGGCCGCGTTGCTTGCGAATGATTGACCTGGCCACGTCGTTCAGCACCACCAGGCGCTCCTCGCCGTTCTTCACGCCCGAATCTTCGAATCGCCCGCCAAAATCAGCGGGGATCAGAAAGACGCTGGTTTCCAGCTCGGGTACCTTGATTTCCCACTCCCATCGCAGTTTGCAGACCTCCTGCTCGCGGCACCCGGTATTCACCTTGTATAAGGCCATGGCCTGAAGGTGGTCGGGTAGCTCCTTGAACAGCATGGCCTGTTCCTCCCACGACAAAGGGTAGGGTTGCCGGCGCGATTTCTCACTGAGCATTTCGATCATGGGTACGACCGATAACCAAGGTCTGCGGTCCTCGTCGCGCCATTTCCTGGCGCAGACGTTGAGTACTCTCACGACGCGCTGCAGCGCGATATTGATCGTCCGCGCTGCTCGGCCCAATTCCAGCCGGTCCTCGATATAGGGCTGCAGGGCTTCGTCGTCCACTTCATCCAGGTACAGCTCGCCGATGTAAGGATCGAGCTGCTTGAGATAGATGCCGGTGTGCCAAATTGATGGCTGCTGCGCATATTCCTTCAAATAGCGGGTCGCGGCTTCGCGGAAGGTGCGGCGGCCGTTGCGTTTCGCGGCTTGGGCCGCCTGGGCTTCGGCGATGCGCGAGAGGAGGAATTGCTCCGCGTCTGCGCGCGTGCTTGTGCCAGTGCTGCCTCGAATTCGGCCAATCCCGCGGACGACTTTGTCGATGTGCCAGAGGCCGTCTTTGAGCGTGAGGCCGGTGATTGTTTTTTGCCCCATAAGCTTGATGCTCCATTGCTATGGCGGCGCTCGCTGCGAGGGCTATCGTTGCCTGCAGGTGCTGCCTTGTCAATCGCCATACGCTCGGCATACTCGTCGGCGAAGCGATCGAGTTCCACGCGGTCGAAGGCGATTCCTTGTTTTCCGATGGTGATTTCACGCAGAAAAGGGCGTGCGTCCTGGTTGAACACCCTGCGGCACATACCGAGGTAGGCGGGCGCTTTTCCCATTCGTATGAATCGCGGTTGAACGTCCGACATTTATCGGGTCCTCCTAAATTCCATTACCCACCACCAGGGATAGCATCTGACGCGCCGGCGCCGTTGTTCTGCCTGGGCTCTCGTGTTCGAGCCGGTCATTTCATCGCCCTGTCGATCGCGCGGGTATGATGCGAGCAGATATCTCAACTGCTTTCGAAGGGGCTGAACTTGGAATTTCGTCGTGCGAAGCTTGTGCCGGAATTGATCATCAGCAACATGGCGGCGAGTAAAAGGTTTTGGGTAGATCTCTGCGGCTTTTCCATTGCCTATAGTCGAGATGAAGAGGGCTTTGTATATTTGGACCTCAATGGCTCCCAGGTCATGCTTGAAGAGCTCGGAGATGGCAGGAAGTGGATCACCGCGCCGCTCGAGGCACCCTTGGGTAGAGGGGTGAATTTCGAGATTGAGGTGCCTGAGTTGAGCCCGCTTCTTGAGAAGCTGGCTCAAGTCGGATGGCCGCTCTTCATGCAACCTGAAGAAAAGTGGTATCGCCGAGATGCTGTTGAAGTCGGGGTTCGCCAGTTCTTGGTTCAAGATCCGGATGGGTATTTGCTTCGCTTCCAATCGAGTCTTGGGGAGCGGCCGTTCGCTGGGTAGTTGGGACGCCAGGGCGGTGTTGGTCTGGGTGGTCATTTATGGAGTCAGGTGAAAGTACGCTACGATGCCCCGCGAGCCATCAGGAGCTGCGATGAATACCAAGAACCCGATTTTTATTAACGATCACGGCGCCCATCACTATGCAGTTCATTGCCAACAACATGGTGAAGGCGAGAGCCCTTGGACCGTTTATGTAGAGGTCTTTCGCGATGAGGCGATGGTGCTGCCCAGGCGGTCGCTTGACGACCAAGCGTTTCGTTCTTACGAGGATGCGCGGCAGGCAGGGGCTGCGGTTGCCGAACAGTTGATCAATCAACTGGAAGGGCGGGCTCGGTAATCTCTGTCGGCATTGGTGCTGACGTCCCAATCGGTCGACTGGCTGCGCTGGAGTTCCCTGCTGGGCAGGATGTTCCGGCGCACGGGCAGTCATAAGCAAGCTGCTCTGCACGTCCGCGCCGTACACGTCTTTGGATTTCTTGGCCATGTAGGCTCCGATAGGGATAGGTGATACGTCGTAAGCGCTATCGCGTGTAGGGAACCCAGGTGATCATCGGGCGCTTGGTGGCCTTGCTGATACGGGGCGCTCCGTGCTTATCGAGCTTCGGGCCGCGCTGCATGATGCACAGCCGGGAGGTCCGGCCGGTGGCCGCGGCGAGTTTGATGAACTCGCGGGCGAACTGCGGTGCGTCGAATGGTGCCGATAGCTGGACAGGATTGCCCTTGGCCAGGTGGTACTCGGTTTTGACCTTGATCCAGTCGGCCTGGTCGGATGGCCGCAGGCACGCCCGAACATCCGCGGTCATGGATTCCTTATATTTTTGCCAAGCCCGCTCGGCGGCTTTCTTCGCGAGCTGCTCGGTCATTCCGTATACGCAAAATGCTCCCATGTGTTCACCTATGGGTTTTGAGATAGCTGGGTAATGGAGCGGGCGGCGCCAGGGGTTGCCTCCATTTGGTGAGGCGCCGCCCAGGGAGAACGGTTAAGCGGCCGAATACAGCACCGCTCGACGGGCGTCGTAGGCCTTCTTGAGCGCGTCGTAGTGCTCGTCCGGCGCGTCGCGGAAGCCGTCGGCGACCAGGTCCAGGGCGTCGATGTTCGTGGCGCTGGTGATCTGCGCCAGCACGGGTGCCGGGTCATAGGCAAGCTGTTGCTGCGCGCCATCGCCTGCCTCTGCCTGGTCCGCCCCGGTTCCGGCTTCGGGCTGGGCGAAGATGAAATCGCCGTCGATCGTGTTGTCGTCCAGGTGCTGGTCGCGGCCGCTGCTGGCCATTTCATCGAGAGCCGTCGCCTTTTGAAACTCGATGGACAACGGCAGGTACTTGGCCAGCCGGCGAATCACGGTCTTGCGGCCCATCTCCACGAAGTTGTCCTTCCAGGGGCCATAGGCGCCCTTGCTCTGCGTTGCCGTTTTGATCTGGTCAATCTGGTACAGGCTCATGAATTCGAAGGCATGGCCGCCGCCTACGAGCTTCGCCACGGCATAGAAGCCGGTGACGGCGCCACGCTCGCCCATGGCCGGGCGGTGCTCCAGCTTCTCGTCCAGGCCGTACACCAGATCGAAGGTGTCGTTCTCGCAAACCTCGTGGGCGGCAATGCTAACGATCTGGCCGGAGCGGCGGGCCAGGTCGATCAGGCCCTTGTAGCCAACGATCACCTGCACCGACTTCACCCAGCGCTCATTGCCGCCGGCGTCCTTGCGCTTGGTGTTGAAGGGCACGAGGTAGGCATGGCCCAGAACGGTGTTGGGCTCCAACCCCATCTGCGCGCATTGACCGATGGCGCCTACCAGCGACGGGATGTCGCATTCGGCCAGGGCCGGCGTGGTGGTGGCGGCGATCTGCGCGACCTTGAGCAGGCGGTCGGCGGAAAGGTGCTTGGGCAGCATCTTCTGAATCTCGCCCTTGCGCTTCTCCAGCAGGTGGGCGATCTGGTCCTTCGGCTTCATGCTGGCCAGTTGCTGGGACTGTGCTTGGCCGGTGGCCACGGCTTTCAGTTTGGATGCGCTCATTTCTTCGCTCCTTTCAGGCGGAAGACTCGGGTTTCGGAGGTGGTTCGGTAGGCGGCGGCGATATCGGGGTGAGCCAGGGCCAGGGCCTTGCCGTCCAGACGGCTGGCAGACTGGCTTTTCCAGGTGGCGACCGGCTCGCCCTTTGCCGTCAGAATGGCGTTGGGCTCCATGAACGTCTGTATGCCGAACTTGAGCTCGTCACGGCGTTCCTCGATGCGCTTGGCCTGGTCGCTGAGTTCGCGAAATTCGGCGAGCTGGGCCAGGATCTCGTCGGTTGCCTCGATCGCTTGTCCGTTGTCGCGGGCGTAGAGAAACTTCAGGTCGTCGAACGTCTCTGGGTCCGGCGGGATGTCGGTCAGGACGTGGTTGGTCCAGAAGTCCACGGCCTTGGCGACCATCGCGTCGATCGTTTCCTGATCGCGGCGCACCGCGTAGAAGGTCAGGTCGTCCACGCCCACCAGCGTGGCGTACAGGCACACCTCGCGGCCTGTGACGGCCAGCCCGGTCATGGACTGCGCCGCATAGTGAATCGGCACGTCGTCGGTTCCCATGTCGCCCCACTCGTGCGCGACGAACGGATGCACGGTCTTGACCTCGCCGTTCTGGATCGAGCCCAACTCGAGCGGCGCGAGCCAGGGGAAAGCCGCCAGAGCCTGCTCGGTGACGCGCCATTCGAAGTCGATTTCGACCGATAGGAAGCTGTGGTCGGAGTGCGTGTAGCGTTCGTTCACGGCGACAACGTCCAGGCCGTAGTCCTCGCGCAGCATCGCCACCACGACCGGTTCAAGGCGCTTGCCGCGGTTGAGCACCTTCGTCTTGGCCGGATCGTCTTCGCGATAGGCATCACGACGGGTCTTTTCCGCCCACACCTGCAGGGGCGTCTTCCACTTGCTGACGCCGTACAGCGCGGCCATGTCGGTACCACCGAGGAAGCGTGTGCGGTCCAGGGCGATGGGTTCAGAAATAGCGTTCACGATCAGTCCTTCGCGGCGTATGCCGTCGGGCGCCCGTCATGGGCGGTAGGGGCGGGGGAGTGGGCATCGCGTGTCGGGCCGATCGTGCCGCTGGCCAGCAGCACCACCGCGCCGGCGAAGATCGCGGCGACGCCGGCGAGGTCCAGGTCTCGGCCCGAAACGCGGGCGCGGTGCCAGAGATTGCGCAGTCGGCGGATCATGCAGACCTCCGCTGGTAGGCCATCCAGGCATCCCCCAGCAGGCCCAGGGGATAAGCGGCGCACAGGCCGCCCAGGATGAACAGGAGCAGGGCGGTCATTGGCGAGCCCCGAATGTCACGCGCTGACCGTCTTCGCAACGGTCGGCAAGGTCGGCGGTCAATTGCCGCACCGCCAGGTCAAGCCACTGACGGAACAGAAGGCCCACCACAGCCAGCGGGTCTCGCGCCACGGCCGAGCGCACCACCAGCGCAAATGCGTCCTCGGCCAGCGGGTTGCCTTCGGTCGCGGCGTAGAGTGCTTCGGCGGCGCGCTGGCTGAAGTCGTATTCGCGGTGGATCAACTGATCGCGGCACAGCGCCAGATGAACGTCGGCGCCAAGGTCTTGCAGCAGCTCTGCGCGCCGTTCCTCGTCGTTGTAGACGCGAAGGATCGCAGCCGTGCCGCACGGGGTAGGAATCGTCATGCTGGACATGTCAATTCCCCTCGGCGCGGTCTGGTTCAGTGGCCGGCGCCGGGCTGAGCTCGATCGCCAGCAGGTTGCTGATCTGGTTTTCGATGTGGCAGGCCTTCGTCTCGGCCTCGGCGCGGATCTTCTTCACTTCCGCGCGCATCGACGCCACCTTGGCGTCGATCAGTCGGTCGCGGTCAGGCAGTGTCAGGGTGATGCGGGCCTTGCCGATCAGCGTGTAGCCGCAATCGGTCATGTCCAGGTTGGTGTAGGACAGGTCGCCGAGGCGGACCTTGTTCGGATCGGTGATCTCGTCGGGGGAGATCGGGCTGGTGGGCGTCAGCCATGCGCTGACGGTTTGGGTAACTTCCATGGTGGTCTCCTTGCCCCGGCACCCGGGGCGGGGTGGGGGTTAGGCGGAGCGTGCGTCGATTGCAGCCTTGGCGCTATTGATGCCGGCGCGTTGCTGCACGCATACGCCATCGATGACGACGTAATGTGGGAGACGTGGGTAGATCGGACGGCCGCAGTACTCGATCGGCTTGACGTCGGCCTCGAAGTTCGCTGGCCCGAACGCCGGGCTGCACGGTTTGTGCCAAGGATTCGTGTAGGTGGCCATGTGTTTCTCCCTTTGCTCCCCGCAGGAGGGGAGGTGTTGGCCTCTGCTCGGTCATACGTGAGCTGCGAGGCGTCGAGAGAAATATAAGGCATGCCTAATTATAAATCAATAGGCATGCCTTACTTTTGCTGCGATGGCGGAAAAAAGCCCGCTCGGTGCGGGCTTTGAATCGGGGAGTGGGATTTGGCTCGGCGTGGTTACTATTGTCGTGACCGGTCCGCGGCCCCATCCACTACTGCCAGGCGCGGCCCCTTCAAGATTCCTTCTTCCGTGATTGCCTGCACCGTTATCTCCCCGGGGCCAGCGATATACAAGGGGGAGACGACGAGGTTGCCCCCAAACCCCTGCAATCGACTCGGCGTACTTAGCTCGGTGCGATCAGCGCGCATCGCAAGCTGATCAGGGGGCAACTGCAGCTCTTGAACTACGGTGTGGTTAAGAAGCAATTGGATTGTCAGCTTCTGAAAGGGGCGGTCAACCGGGGTGATTGCCGCAGCATGGGCACAAAAGCGAGCCAAGTATGTTGGTAGGAAATCGAGAGCAATGTAATCGTAGTAGATACCCATCAACGAGAATTTGTTCCCCATCTCAAAGCGGATATCATCGCAAAACGTTGCGTGCAGAAATCGATCAGTCATGTTGTGTGCCCCTGCTTTGCTTCCAGGCGGAATATACCTCTTCCCCGCTGCAATTGAGAGCTGCAGCGAGGCGATCCAGGGTGCTTGCCTGCGGATCACCAATGCCTTGCTCAAGTCGAGCAATGCGGGGCTGGGTGGTGCCTGCAAGATCAGCCAAGGCGCGCTGAGAAAGTCCTTCTTTCAAGCGTAGGCCTCGAAGTCCGCCGCCAATATTCTCCTGCTCCAGAAAGCTCCCAATCTGTCGGCGAGCATTTTGCATTTCGAGTTCGTCTTCCGGCGACGTTACCAACTCTGCGATCAGATCGTCGATGTTGACAGTGTGCGATCCAAGTCCAAGAGAACCTGAATGCTCCTGAACCGGGACCTTGCGTCCCGATTGAGCAACATCTAGTGCATCGATCTTATGAGTTTTTGCGAACTCAATGTAGTCGTACCACCTTGAGCCCGATACGGTTGTAGGCTTGTTTGAGACGCTCCACGAATGCGCTGTCTTGTTCATAATTTACGTCCCGGGCCATGATGGCGAGAATGTAGAAGTCTTGGCTGTAAGTGTCGTAGGCGTACAGGATGCGATAGCGGCTCTGGATGCCAGGGGTGACCTTGAACTTAATTCGCCAAATGTCGTACCCACGCCTGTACAGGTGCGAAAAGGGCGTGACATTGAAAGAACCCTCTTTTCCCCAGACGAAGTCCGTTCCCTTATCCAGTAGCCGATACGCAATGTTCGGAGAACTGACCAGCTCTTGAACAAACGCCAGTACACCGAGCGAACCTTTGGGGTCGGTTGACCTCAACAGGCGCAGGTCGTCCGCCGCATCTTGATCGAGGTGAACTTTGGTCATTATATCTTATAAGGCATAAGTTCTCGATTAGGAGCACTAGAAGTCTTCGCTGAGCCAGATCTCCACGTGCGGCCCATGAACGACGCACCTCTTGGGGGCAGCCGACTATGTGGTATGCGACTTGGTGGTGTTCTTCGAAGACGGCACTGTGGCATACGCCTCCACCTGCCTCAACACCCATTCCTCGATTCCGTCACGCTGCGATGCGGTCAGCTGGTAGTACTGCTCTTTGGGCACGCGTGGGAAAGGCCAATCGGAGTCAAGCGATCGTTCTTTGGGCAGCGTCCCATCCGCCAGCCAAGCTTCGCTTACGTTCAGCAATTGAGCGACGCTGACCAAGTTGGCCCCGCGGATGTTCTTAGTCTTGCCATTGAGCCAATCTGCGACCGAAGGCGGCTTGATACCGGCTGCACGTGCGATGTCCACCTGCTTTACGCCGGCATGTTCCATCGCTTCTTTGAGGCGTTCTGCGAGTGTGCTCATTCGGCAATCCTAATCTGAACCGAGATAGGCATGCCTTTTAATGAGGTTGGTAAAGCTTGACTGAAAATAAGGCATGCCTAATAATCGGTGAATGGACACCAAACACCCCGACTCCGACATCATCGACGCCCTTGGCGGCACGGCTGTTGTGGCACGGCTCTGCAAGGTCAAAGACCCGTCCGTTTCGGACTGGCGAAAGGCTGGCATCCCTGCTGCGAGGCGCATGTATCTCGAAACCATCAAGCCTGAAGCGTTCTGCACGCCCGAAGCCACGCCTGCACCGGCACAGGAGCGGAGCCATGCGTAATCGCGCCGGATATGGGCGCGAGAAGGGCGCCAAGGCTTACGGGCCTCCGCAGATCAGGCGCGCCATGCAACGTGCGCTGGTGATGGTAGCGATCAGTCGAGGGCCGGTTTCCCCGGCGACCTCGCGGCCGAACGCTGCCGCGTCTGCTGCAACCGCGCGCTTGGACGCGCAACCGAATCGAGTCCCTGCTGAATTCCATGGAGAACCAGCCGAGCTGCACTGTCCAGGCTCGGGCCTTGGTCCGAGTCTCGCTGGAAGTCTTCGGCCATGAGTCGCTTGAGCTTTTCGTACATGGCGACATCCCCTTCGATGAGGGCGCCGAGGATTTGCCCGGCCGCGTATCCAGCGGCTCGCTTTGCCGTGTTGATCGAATCGTTGAAGAAGTGCGATTCCTTCAGCAGGTCGTCGAACTGCTGCCGCGCCGATTTTTCCATGCCCAGCTCCTTTCCCAAGGATGGTTTGCGTGAGAGCAGCCAGTTTAAGGGGAAGGGGCAGTGCGCCCATTCGCAGCAAGGAGCCTCCCATGCGTAAATTCCGGACCTACGCTGACCTCGATATCAACGCCTGGCTCGAACCCGCCGGCCGCGGTGGCGTTCGACTGGTGCTTGAGGGGCCGAAAATGTGCCCTGAAGCCCCAACGCTCTTGGGCATGCGCCTACGTGACGGCGCCGGCAGCCACATTGGTTATGCCACCTTTCGGCCCGTTGGCGATGCCGCAGGGCGATTCACATATGAGTTGGCCGAGATTATTCCTGGCGCGGTCCCGCCAGCCGGTGTGACGGAGTGGAGCCGACCATTTGGCTACCTCGTGATCGGCTGGGGTAAGAAATTCAGCGCGCCAGACTTTGGCGACCGTAATCCGTGATGGCCAGCACGCCCGTACTTATGGCGCACTCGCCGTCCACCCCTCGCGTTACGCCGCTGCGTATTAGGCCTTTCTCTTCCAGCTCCAGCAGAGCTGCGATGATCTCGTCGTCACCTGCGAACGTTTGTATTTCTTCCCATGCCGTCTCGGTATCGGCTGGAGCGTTCGGTGTACCCGCTTTCACGCGTGCCAGCGTGTCGAGGATTCTGCGTTGGAGTCCTGTTTGTGTCGTCATGGTCAGTTCCTTTCCCAAGTTCGGGTTGTGTGAGAGCACCCATTCTAAGGGGCTGGAACTGGCCGCCCTGTTGCGTCGTAACGCTGTAATGCATCCTGCCCTGCGGATCTCGTTCTCTGTCATGGTGCGGCAAATAGCTGTGCTGGGCGTCGAGGTCTCGGCGAACGAGGTGGGTCCGATATGAATGGGACACCAGGTCAAATCCGGCGGCCATGGACTGATATCGAGCGCGCCGTGTTGCGCAAGTTCTACCCCGACGCGCCGACGGCGGTGATCGCTGCGGCGTTGGACCGGCCTCTGACTCAGGTCTACCAACAGGCGCGGAAACTCGGCTTGGCCAAATCCTCCGCATACCTGGCCAGCGAAGCGGCTTGCCGGCTTCGCCGCGGCGATCGCATTGGTGCGGCGTTCCAGTTTCCGAAAGGGCATGTCCCGTGGAACAAGGGAAAGAAGGGTGTCGCGACGGGTGGCCACGAAACTCGATTTAAGGCGGGCATGCTGCCGCACAACCATGTGCCGGTGGGCACCGAGGTGCCAGACGCCGACGGCTACATCAAACGCAAGATCGCCGAACCCAAAACGTGGGTCTACGTCCACCGCTACGAATGGGAGCGCGCCTTCGGTCCGATTCCGAAAGCGCACGCCCTGACTTTCAAGGACGGAGACAAGACCAACGTCTCTCTAGACAACCTGGAGCTGCGCACCAAGCGCGAAATGATGCTGCGCAACTCCGTCCACAACTTGCCACCCGAGCTGGTCGAAGTGATCCAGCTACAGGGCGCTCTCAAAAGGAAGATCAATGGCCAACATCGACGCGCTGCGTGACCACCTATTTGCGACTTTGGCCGCTCTGCGAGATCCGGAGAAGCCTATGGATATCGACCGTGCCAAGGCTGTGTCAGAGGTCGCTCAGACCATCATCAACACAGCAAAGGTAGAAGTCGATTTCATGCGGCAGACGGGACAGAATGCGACGCCCCGATTCCTGTTGCCGGCCGGCGAAGAACCGATCGAAGCCACCCCGACCGCGACGGGCACCAAGGAAGTGTCCGGCGGTGTGACCCGGCATCGGTTGGGAGGATGATTCATGGGCCTTCGCAAATACGCCAGTCGACGGTCGTCCTCTCTCATATGGGTGCGGCTGAATATCACGGCGTTGGCCGTGCGCGGCGGAGAGGCGGGGGGGGGCACATGAAGCCTAACCACTTAATTGCCGTCCCCCGTGGAGGTGTCGAACTTTTGCCAAGCCGGCGTCAGCTTATCGACAGCGTGTATTACGGTGTTTTGTACCAAGGCGGCGTCTATCGCGGCTTCGGACGTCAGCAGCTTGCGTACGGAGTCGAGCGCGGCCAGAGCGTCCCGGACGGCGTCGTATGCCTCCCGCCGCGTGAACAAGTGCGCTTGTGCGCCGACCAGGAGCGTGCGTATGTCCGCCAATTCGCGGGCTATTTGAGTCGCCTCTCGGGTTGGCCCCGTTATCGCGCTGGATTCATCCTCGAAATGCAACGTGTTCGTGCTGTTTATCGCCATGACCCGAGAAAAGCTCCAGTGGATTTTTCCGAGCAAGCGCCCGCATTCCACAAAGGCGGCGTTCTCCTGGGCATCCTCGCGATCTGCAGCACGACGCGCGTTGCGCGCCTGGTCTGCACCCAGGCGAAAAGCAACCCAGATGGCAAAAATAGCTCCCATCGCTTGCAGCCAACTAGCAAGTTCCGAGCTGGTTTTTGGCATGTACTCCATGCCGGCGACGCCTGCCAAGCCTACGCCACACAGGAATCCAACCGTGCCCTGTATGGCCAACAATGTAAGCCAATGACTGGCTACCCGCTTGCGGCAGTCGCAAAACGATTTCCAAGCCTTCTTCATGGGCTGCTCCTCAAAAGGCTGAGATCGTACCTTCAGTGGAGGCGCCATGTATGACGCTAGGCTGCCTAACCCCCTCACGCCATCAGATTGCAACCTGCGCGGCCTGCCGTTCATGCCGCAGGGAAGCCCGAACCTCACGGACCGGGCAGTAAGCTCCGACGGCGTCCCGGTCCCTGTGGGGTACAGATGAGCGCTCAAGCTGTCGCTTGGGCCTTGGCCCAGCCTGTTTGCCATTCCCCAGCCAAGTTCATCCTGGTGATGCTGGCGCATTATGCGCACGGCAAGCAAGCGCCATGGAGCGCATTTGCGTCCACCACCTTGATCGCGCAGCAGACTGGGCAAGACCGCAAGACGGTGCTTGCCAATCTGCGCCGGCTGATCGACGCAGGTTTCCTGGTCGATAGCGGCGAGCGGGCAGGGGCCACCAAGTCGGTGGTCGTGTTCCGGCTGTGCGAACCAGCAAGCAGTACCAGTTCTGGTACTGCTTCGGACCAGCAAAGCGGTACCGAAAACGGGACACCTTTGGAAGCCCAAGCAGTACCAGATTTGGGACAGCTAAGCGGTACCGAAATTGGGATAGCTTCCGATGATTTTGAAGGAAGCAGTCCCAAAACTGGTACCGCTTACCCTGAAGCAGTACCAAATTTGGGACACCTGGGTAAACCCGAAGCAGTACCAGTTTTCCCTACAGAAATAAAACATAAGAAAGAGGTAATACCTATCTTCGTAGGTAATACCTCTAAAAGCCGTAACACTGTCAGCACCACGAAGCGCGGATCTCGCCTGCCTGCCGACTGGGTTCTACCGATGTCCTGGGGCAAGGCCGCGCTTGACCTGCGGCCTGACCTGTCCGCTGAGCAGGTGCGTGTGCTGGCCGACGAATTCCGCGATTACTGGACCGCCGTGCCAGGTGCGAAGGGCTGCAAGCTCGACTGGCTGGCGACCTGGCGAAACCGCGTGCGAACAGCTCGCGCTCCCGTCGTGCCGAACGCGGCGGGGCCTCGTGCCGACATGGGCCAAGACTGGGGCGAGTGGTGGAAGTCCGATACGGCGACGGACCGCGTCGGGCGTGAACTGGGCATGTTTGCTCGCGGCGGCGAGACCTACGCCAGCTACCGCGACAGGATCTTCGCCGAGCTGCGTCGCCGGCGTGACGAGCAGGAGCGAGGCGCATGAGCTACGCCGAAGCATCCGCAGCGGTGACCCGCCATCAGCATCCGGTCCAGGGCTACGGCATGTGCTGCGTCAGGGGCTGCATGCTGCCCGGGTCCATCGCCGACACCACGACCGGCGTGTCCGACTGGTACTGCCATCTGCACCACGGCACCGCTTACGCGGAGCAGGCGGGCATCACAGCTCGCATGCACAACCGCCGAAGCCTGTTCATCTTGGCTGGGCGCTTGAAGGCGGCGTTGCCTGGCCAGCCAGTGCCTGACAGCGTGATTCCTTGGCTGCGCCGGCACAACCGCCAAGACTTCGCGGAAGCGGCCAGCGGGAACGTGACCGCGCAAGCATTGGGTGCGTTGATGCTGCGAGTGCTTGGCGACGAGTGCGCGTCACCGCAGCCGCGCGGAGACGCGGCGGGAGCATCGGCCGGTGCGGGCCTTGGTAGTTGGTTCAGGGCCGTGGATTTGGTGAGTGACCTGGCATGAACTCAATGGCGAAGGTGCTCCTGATCAACCTTGAAACGGATGGCCAGTCAAAGGGGCGTACAGCGCTCCGTTTAGCGTTTACCGTTTGGTCCAAAACTCATGAGTTGAGCTGGGGGAACTCGGATCTTTCGTATGCCGCCATAGTCATCTGCAAGATGATCCTCGGCTCGCATGAGCGCATTATCTTCGGCCTCCTTGGATGTTGGAAATACCGAAGGTACATCTACTCGAACGTGGTCTGCCCCACCAGGCCGAGTGATCCAATACGCGGCCGTCCAACCATAGGGTTTTTCTACTGCATCTTCAACCCGAAAGCCAAACTGCTCCTGTACTTGATTGTTCATATATTCCTCCTCGTGTGGAAACAGGAATGGTACCGGTACGCGACAAATCTGTCGGACGACGAGCCGGGCGTGCCGTGCTTGGCTGTCTATACCCGCCCGATACAGCCAGGCTGTGAACTGGAGAATTTGAAAGGAGTAAAGAATGCCGCGTGAAGCCGGAACGTTTTCGTGCCCCGAGCACGCGATTGCCGTGGCCTACCTGATGCTGGCCATGCCCATCGAGCCGAAGAACCCGACGCAGTTGGTCTGCGAGGCCCTGCGCGAGCGCTTCGATGTTGAGTACGAGCGCAAGGCGCTGTCGGGGCTCACGCCGCATGAGTGGCACGCCCAGGCGGTGTTCACAATCAAGGTTCTGGAGCGCACGCTGGGCGATGGGATTGGCTTCCACATCCTGCAGGCGCAGTACGGCACGGGGGAAGAGGGCGCGGCCAGCGCACGCCAGGTCTCGGAGTGGTTGAACCCTGAAGCGTCGGCGGACAGCCGCGAGCGGGAAGTGACAGATCTGCTGGCCGCGCATATCCTGCGGGGGCGGCCGCGGCTGCGCGACCTGTGCGATCGGTTCGACCTGCCGTACTCGGCGCTGCAGCGTCCCGCGAGCGCCTACCGGGTCCTAGTGCAGGGTGCCCGCCGGGCGGCGCTACAGCGACTGGACATTCGCATGCGAGATGCCGACATCGTGGTGGACCTGGAGGGGGACGTCGCGCCCACGCCGCTTGACAATGTGAATCAAGATGAGCAGAATTCGGCCAGACTAGTAGCAAGTACGACCTGAAGAAACGCCCCGGCCAAAAAAGCCGGGGCGTTTTCATTTCGGCGGCGGTGTTCGTCAGGGCCGGGCAGCCTGACCCACAGTTCTCGCGATCTGCATTTGGTTATAGATGCGGTCGCGCATTGCTTGCTTCACTTGCTCCGGTAATTCGTTCGAATTGAATGCTGAATCCAGCATGTTTATCAGCACATTTTCGAACTGTGCGAGCGCCTTGTCCTCGCCCTTGGTTACGAGACCGATCAACAGCCCCGAGATCGCGGTGTCGACGAATGCATTGCCAATTTCATTGATCTTGTGCGTGTCCATTGCTATCCACGAGATTTGATGGGAAGAAGACGGCGACGGCCGTGCAGCAGCAACTGCGCGACCGACAGCCGACCCACGGGTTAAGGCCGTGAGCGACCCGAGGCCGTCCTACCTGTACAGGCGGGGGCAACGGTAACACATTCTCACGAACCAATGGCATCCCCAATCATTCCCTGGCTGGGCGGCAAACGTCGCCTGGCCGATCGCATTTTTCCGTTTTTTCCTGCCCACGACTGCTACGTTGAGCCCTTCGCGGGCGGGGCTGCGCTCTTTTTCCTGCGTCCCACGCCCGCTAAGGTTGAGGTGCTGAACGACGTGAACGGCGAACTGGTGAACCTCTATCGCATGGTCCAGCACCACCTGGAAGAGTTCGTCCGGCAGTTCAAATGGGCGCTGACTAGCCGCGATGTGTTCAAGTGGCTCCAGATCACCAGGCCGGAGACGTTGACCGATATCCAGCGCGCGGCCCGGTTCTTCTACCTCCAGCAGAACGCCTTCGGCGGCAAGGTGGACGGGCAGACGTTCGGTACCGCGACGACTGCGCCGCCGGGCCTCAATCTGCTGCGCCTTGAGGAAAACCTGTCTACGGCGCATTTGCGCCTGGTCGGGGCCTACATCGAAAACCCGCCCTGGCAAAAGTGCCTGGAAATGTACGACCGGCCGCACACGCTGTTCTACATGGACCCGCCGTATTGGGCTACCGAAGGCTATGGCGTGCAGTTCGGGTTCGAACAGTACGAGGACATGGCGGCGCGTATGCGTCAGTTGCAGGGTCGAGCAATCGTCAGCCTAAACGATCACCCATCCGGCGGGCGTTCCATGGTTTCCACATCGAGGCCACGAATATCCGGCACACGGTCGGCGGCGGCCGTGGTGTGGACCGTGGCGAAGTCCTGATCTTCAGTTGGGACATAGCGGCGGCGCCGGGAGGGCTGTTCTAGGACTACACCGTGGCGGAGCGACCGGTGCACATGTGCACCGGCCCAACCCGTGGCGTTTTCGTATGCGCGCTGGCCCCTCGGTTTATCGGATGGGCTCACGCGCGCGCATGCTCACCACCAAGCGGGGCGAAACCGCTGGCATATCTCAGATCCGCTAATATGTATTTTTTGTAACTTCTGGCGGTTGATAATGGCGGCGTTCTTAGCAGAGGTGAAGCCCTATCTTGAACTCCTCTATTTCCTAACCGGTGGGCCGGTTTTGGCCGTGTTAGCCGGGCTAGCACTCAAGCAAATCACGGTGGCTAAAGCAAATGCCAGAATCTCGGCACAACGCGATTCCTACCGGCTGGCAGCAGAACAAGTAAAGGTTTGGCTGGCTGAAATCATACCCCTGAGCAACGCGCTAGATGTGGCGTGTAAAGCGCGGGGTCTTGATTTTGGCTCTTTAGGAGAAATTCTGGAGGCAAACGCAGAAGTTAAGCTTCGCCTTAAGGCCGGTTGGGGGGCAGTTCTTCTCGAACCTGATAACAAGGAAGCTATCGAGGCCTTTCTGGCGCTGGTAAACAGGCTTGAAACCTTTTCAGTTTTCTTTACTTCGAAGATTGCGGCGGAGCGCATGGCATTTGATTCAATCGGCTATGGCTTCGTGAAGTACGTCACCCCCATTGTGCCAATGATGTTCATCTTGGGGAGGGACGGGCATTGGGGGTGCACTAAGAAGCTCTGGTTGCTGTGGTACATCCGAGAGAAGGAAAGCGCCCTGAAGCTAGAAGCCAAACGAATTGAGGCCGCGTTGAAGGCAGCGAAGTCTGACGAGATCATTCCACTAGGGGCGAAGTAAAGCTGCGTCGGCCCACAACATCCGCACCGGCGCGCGCGGCGAGATCCTGATCTTCAGTTGGGACATAGCGGCGGCGCCGGCGGGACTGTTCTAGGAGCACATTATGGCGAAGCGATTGGCGCTCATGCGGCCCACGCCGCCCGATCAGTTGGATCGCTTCCTGCCAGCCCCCGAGCTGCACGCCTGGGTCGAGCAGACCATCCTGGCTTCGGGCGGCCCGCTTCACAATCCGGACCACGCCCACCTGGTTGACGCCGACTTGGCATTCTTGTGGGCGCCGGCGGCTTTCGAAAAGGCCGGCCACACGGTGTTGGGCCAGGCCGAACAGGTCATGTTCCGCGCCGGCGGCTGGCAGAAGGCCCGCCAGGAACAGCACATGGTGGAATGGTTCGGCGGCGTGCCGGCATTCCTGATCACCCTGGCAGCAGACTACTGTATCGCCTGTACCGACGCGGAATTCTGCGCGCTGGTCGAGCACGAGCTCTACCACTTAGGGCATGCGCCCGATCCCTACGGTGCGCCGGCGTTCGACAAGAGTGGCCGGCCGAAGCTGCGCATTGTGGGGCACGACGTTGAGGAATTCGTGGGCGTGGTGGCCCGGTATGGGTCGTCGGAGGATGTTCGACGGCTGGTCGCAGCCGCCGGTACAGCGCCGGCCGTGCCTCGGCTGGACATCGCCAGGGCATGCGGGTGTTGCTTATAGGGCCCGCAGGCTCGCCAACGTCAAGCTGCGAACTTCATTGGCGAGTCGATCTAGTTCCCTGATCCCGGCCTTTATTGGTTCCACCACAGCGACAAGTTCACTGTGGGGAGATCCTCCTGCCTCCATCGAGCGCCTGCAGTTGGCAAGGTGAATCGCTAGCTGATTCCTCGTGCTGAGCAGCTCTCGATAGGGAGGCTCGGCCAAAGGAAAGTAGGCGGTGATGCATACGGTCATGCGTGGGACTGTCTGATCGTCTGGCGCGTGACCGTCCATATATGACAATGCCTCCGTCGTGGCCATGCCGCCATCTACCCAGACGGACTGGACCAGGTAATAGTTGCGAATGTTGGAGGCCCACCGGTCGAAAGCTTCATATAGCTCTTCGCCTCGGGAACGGATCAGATCCGCTCGGTATTTGGTTTGCTCGGCGTTGAGACGTTCACTTTCCCGGGCCGCGGTGCTGCGGTTGTTCATATGGGTCGCCAGCATTGTCAGTGCGCCGCCCACGGCAGCACCGAATCCTCCGCTGAGGAACGACAGCAAGTCGATAGACATCTTTGTCTCCTTTTTGAAACCTCAGCTTTTTATCAGAGTCCGACATGGCTGTGTTGAAGGAGCCGCATAAACGCTATATCGTCCAGGCCCTGGCTTGCTGGGACACCCCCAGCCAGGTATCGGAGGCCATCAAGGAAGAATTCGGTCTGGACGTGCCTCGCATGCAGGTTGCGCAGTACGACCCCACCAAGGTGGCCGGCAAAGACCTGGCCAAGAAGTGGGTCCAGCTATTCCACGACACCCGGCAACGCTTCCGCGAGGAAATCGCCGAGATCCCCATCGCTGACCAAGCGTTTCGCCTGCGGCAACTCGGCAGGATCTATGACAAGCACATCAGCCGGGGCAACGTCGTCGGCGCGGCCGGCGTGTTGGAGCAGGCCGCCAAGGAAGTGGGCGGTGCATTCACGAACAAGCGGGAGCATACGGGCGCCGGCGGCGGCCCGATAGAACAGAAGACGGTGGTGGTGGATGAAAGACAAGTCGCCGCCGCCGTCGCCAAGCTGCGAGGCGAATACTGACCCCGCCGTCCTGCGAGCCACCGCCAAGGCTCTGTGCGAACAGGACCACCTGTTCTTCAGCCGGTACTTCTTTAAACACCGCCAGGCCATCAAGTTCCGGGTCAACTGGCATCACGAGCTGATCGCGCAGAAGGTGCAGGACGTCATCGACGGCCGCATCAAGAACCTGGTCATCAACGTGCCGCCGGGCTCGTCGAAGACCGAGCTGGTCGCCATCAACCTGATGGCCCGAGGCTTGGCGCTGAACCCGCGTGCCCGGTTCCTGCACATCAGCTATTCCGACGACCTGGCGCTGCTGAACTCGCAGACGGCCAAGGAGCTGGTCCAGTCCGACGAGTTCCAGGAATTGTGGCCGCTGAAGGTCGCAGCGGACGCGAAGAGTAAGAAGCGCTGGAATATCGAGGTCGATGGCCGCAAGGCCGGCGGCGTCTATGCGGTGTCGCTCGGCGGCCAGATCACCGGCTTTCGCGCCGGCCATATGGCTGAAGGGTGGCAGGGCGCCATCGTCATCGACGACCCGCTCAAGGTCGGCGACGCCTACAGCAAGCCGCGCCGGGCCAAGGCGAACCGCGACCTGATCGCCACGGTGAAAAGCCGTCGGGCCAACCCCGACACGCCGATCATCGTGATCATGCAGCGCCTGGCGCAGGAGGACGTGACCGGCTTCATCGAGGCCGGCAACCTCGGGCCGGACTGGGAACAGGTCGTCATCCCGGCGCTGATCGATGACACGTATGTGGCAGGCCTGCCGGCCGAGCTACAGGCCAAAGTCGACAACAGTGTCCGGGACGAGAAGGGGCGCTTCAGCTACTGGCCCTACAAGGAGCCGCTGGCGGACCTGCTGGCCATGGAGGCCGGCGCCGGCACAGACCAGGAAGGCGCACGCGTTAGCCGGTACGTGTTTTCGGCGCAGTACCAGCAACGCCCGGCGCCGCTCGGTGGCGACCTGATCAAGGGAGCCTGGTTCGGCCGGTACGAAGTGCCGCCCCGGATCGTCGCGCGCAAGGTGTTTGCCGATACAGCCCAGAAGACAGCCGAACGCAACGACTACAGCGTCTTCGAATGCTGGGGCCTGGGCGACGACGGCAAGCTGTACCTGCTGGATCTGCTGCGCGGCAAATGGCAGGCGCCGGAGCTCAAGCGCCGGGCGCTGGACTTTTGGGCCAAGCACAAGCCGTTCAATCCGAAGCTGTCCGCGCCGCTACGGCAGTTCCTCATCGAGGACAAGTCGAGCGGTACCGGGCTGGTCCAGGAGATCGCCGCGGGCGGGCATATCCCCGTCAAGGGCGTTCCCCGGGACAAAGACAAGCTCATACGGCTCATGGACGTCCAAAGCTACCTCGAGGCCGGGCTGGTGTGTATTCCAGAGGAGGCGCCATGGGTAAATGACTTCATCGCGGAATGCGAGGCCTTCACCGCTGACGATACCCACCCGCACGACGACCAGGTCGACCCCATGGTCGACGCCATCAACGACATGCTCGCCACGGCGGGCAGCGACATAGGGCGCTTCATGGCGCTGGCGAGTACATGATGAACCAAGACGGCTACCTGTCGGCGCTGCTGGGGCCGGGCATGCTGGACGCATTGCCCGCGGGGCTTGGCGCGCTGGATGACCTGGCGATGTATGCAGAGGGCGGTCTGCCGGCCCGTGTCGTGGACATGATCCCAGACACCGCGGTGTCGCGCGGTGTGACCATCGCTGGCGACGACCGGGTACGCGACGAGCTGGATCGGCTCAAGGCGCTCCCGGCGCTGGCAGACGCCTGGCGCTGGGCGCGGCTGACGGGCGGCGGGGCGATCGTGATCGTCGCCAAGGACGGGCGCGCCTTGCGTGATCCGCTGAACCTTGATGCCCTGGACACGCTTCTGGAGCTCAAGGTCTTCACCCTGGACGACGTTTCGGCCACCGAGAGGCGCTATTCCGACCCGAAAGAGGCCAACTACGGCATGCCCCAGATCTACCGCGTGCGCGTGCAGGCGGCGGGCGTGCCTTCGGCCGAGTTCCTGGTGCACGAAAGCCGCCTGATCGAGATGCCGGGAGATCCGCTGCCGGCGCAGCTCAACCGCAAGGGCATTCCCTGGGCTGGGCGGCCGGCCGCGGCGCGGGCGTTTCGGGCGATCCGGCGCTACGGCGAGGGGTTGACCTGGGCGCTTCGGCTGATGGAGAAGAAGCAGCAGGCCGTGCACAAGATGAGAGGCCTGGCCGAGGCCATCCAGACTCAGATGGAGGCGGTCGTCCGAAAGCGCGTGGAGATGGTCGACGCCGCCCGCAACGCCCTGAACGGCGTGGCCGTCGATGCGGAAGACGACTACCAGGTGCTCAGCTCCGACATGGGCGGCATCAAGGACACGCTGGCCGAATTCCAAATCGCGGTGTCGGCCGAGGCCGGCTATCCGGTGAGCGTGCTTTTCGGTCGGTCAGCGGCCGGCCTGAACGCCACCGGCGACGGAGACCTCGAGGGGTTCTACAACACGGTGGCCATGGGCCGCGAGGTGAAGCTGAACCCCGCGCTGGAGCGCCTGGTGTCGTTGATCCGAGCGCAACGCTCATTGGCCGGCACCGGTACCGCGCAAGGCGAGGCCTGGTCTATCACCTGGCCGCCGCTCAAGCCGGCCACGGCCAAAGAGGAAGCCGACGTTCGCAAGGCCAACGCCGAAGCCTCGGCCCGCGAAATGGACGCCCTGAGCGCCGCCGTCGACAACGGGCTCAGCCAGGACCAGGCGATGCGCTACATGAAACAGGAAGGGCTCTATGGCCTCGTTCCCGACGCAAACGGTCAAACGGCCACGTCGTACGCCGCGGCCACCTAAGCAATGGCGCTACCCGCTGGGCGACGAGCAGGACTACGCCCGGGCGTTGCGGACCGCTGCCCAGGCCGCCATTCTGGCCGTCGAGCGGTATGTGCTGCCCGAGTTGCCACGGGTGCTGCGCGAGGATGACCTGCGCAACACGCCCGCCGGCGACGGGGGCTGGTTCGAGTCGCTGCGCCGGGCCTTCATGGCGGCGCTGCAGGCGGCGGCCGTGCCGGATGGCAAGGCGCAGAGCCTGGCGTCGATGGTGTCCCAGCGGGTCGAGCGATACAACAAGGAGCAGTATCACCGGATGCTGCGGCGCGCCTACGGGGTGGACGTGTTCAAGGCCGAGCCGGCCCTGGCTCGCATCCTGCGTCCTTGGGAGGCAGAGAACATCGGCCTGATCAAGTCCATCCCGGAGCAATACTTGGATTCGCTGCACGGCCGGATGGTTTCCGCCGTCCACAGGGGCACGTCCCTGCGGGACATGACTCGCGAGATCCGGGAAACCTATGACCTGCCACGCAGACGCGCCGAACTGATCGCCCGCGACCAGATCGGCAAGCTGAACGGCAACCTGACCGAGTACCGGCAGACCAATATCGGCGTCAAGAGGTACCGGTGGCGGGGCGTGCTGGATGACCGCGAGCGCGATGAACACGTCGACCGCGAAGGCCAGGAATTCAACTGGGACGACCCGCCGCCGGACGGCCACCCGGGCAAGCCCATCCGCTGCCGCTGCTGGGCCGAGGCCATTCTGCCGGCCCTCGAGGATCTGGACGCCCTCATTGTTCATTGAAGGAAATCCCATGGTGATGCGATATGACCGGGCGCCGCTCAAGGCGACTCGCACGGACGAGGGCTACCTGGTCGACACGCCCGTGCTGACGCGTACCGGCGTCTTCGAATACCGGGACGGCGCGGGCCGTGTGCGCCGGGAATACCGGCCGCCCGAGGAGGTGTTCAACGCCGACTCCCTGGCCAGCCTGCGGGGAAAGCCGATCACCGACGGCCACCCCGGCAAGGTCAACGCCCAGAACGTGCGCCAGCACATGATCGGCACGGCCTTGTCCGCAGGGCGCCAGGACGGCCAGAACATGGTCGGCGACATCCAGATCTTCGATACCGGTCCCGTGGACGCCGGCAACAAGGAGTTGTCGCTGGGCTACGAGCTCGAGCTGGACGAGACCCCTGGGGTATCGCCGCAAGGCGAGCCGTACGACGTCGTGCAGCGGCACATCCGATACAACCACCTCGCCGTGGTGAAACGTGGGCGCGCAGGCAATGCGCGCTTGAACCTAGACGCGGCAGACGCCGTAACCAAAACCGATGAGGAACATGACATGAGCACGGTCAAGATCCGACTCGACAACGGCCTGTCCTATGACGCCGCGCCCGAAGTCGAACAGGAGATCAACCGCCTGCGGGCCGACCTGAAAACGGCCGCCACCAAGGCGGACGCCGAGGCGGCCCGCGCCGATGCCGAGAAGGCCCGGGCGGACCAGGCGGAGCAGGGCATCGAGCAGGCCCGCCAGGACGCCAAGGGCGCGGCCCTGGCCCGTGTGAAGCTGGAGGCGGTGGCCACCGAGCACAAGGTGGCATTCAAAGCCGACAGCACCGACCGCGTGCTGCGCGAGGGCGTCATCAAGGCGGTTCGCGGCGACTCGGCCGATCTGGCAGACAAGTCCGACGGCTATATCGAGGCCGCGTTCGACCTGGCCGTGGGCGAAGCCAAGAGCCGCCAGGATGCCGTCGAGACCCAGCGCCGCGAGCTGGCCGGCGGCGACCCGTCGGCCGCCCGGCAGCAGCGCTCCGATAGCGTGCCGCCGCCCAAATCGGCCAGCGCGGCCCGCTCGGCTTACCTGGCGAACCTGAAGAAAGGAGGCGAATAATGCCCGCCATCTACGATGACCGCATGGAGCCGGCCTACGCCGGCATGAAGGCAGACCTGGGCTATGACGACGTCGAGACCTACGCGGCCGCGGGCGCCATTGCCCCCGGCGTGATCGTGGGTGACACCACCGATGACCGCATCGTCGCCGGCCCGGGTTCTCGCATCCGCGGCCTGGCGCTGCACACGCACACCATTCCGCGCGAGGGGGGCTACCGCGAGTTTGACGCCGTGAGCGTGCTGCGCGTTCGCCGCGGCTGGGCCAAGGTGTCGGCCGGTGGCGCCGTGACCAAGGACGGCCCGGTTCGCTGCGCGGCTGACGGCACCGTATCGGACAGCGGCGCTACCGGTGTACCCAACGCCGTCTTCCGGTCGGGGGCCGTGGAGGTGTCCGGCGGCAAGATCGCCCTGATCGAGTTGCTGGCGCCGTTTTCCTCCCCGGCGTTGCCCTGATCCAGTCGCCATCATCCGCAATCACCCCCAAGGCCCCGCATAGGGGTCTTTTTCATTGGGAATCAGCATGGAAAAACACGAGCATTACGACGAGGCCGACCTGCCGGCCGTGAAGAAGATCGTCGTGGCGCTGGCCGGCATGCGCGAGGACGAAGGTCTCTTCAGCGCCCGCCAGCTGGACTACGTCAAGACGCGGACCTACGACAAGAAGCTGCCGCCCATGGTGGGCCTGACGCTGGTGCCGATCTCCACCGAGGTGCCTGAATGGGCCGAGACCTTCACGTACTTCATGTACGACGAGGTCGGCATGGCCAAGATCGTCGCCAACTACGCCGACGACCTGCCGCGCGCGGACGTGAAAGGCGAAGAGAAGATCGCCCAGATCAAGAACATCGGCGACTCCTACGGCTACAGCGTGATGGAGCTGCGGGCGGCCGCCGCCAACCGCAGCGACCTGCCCACCCGCAAGTCGATGGCAGCCCGCAAGGCGATCGAGATCAAGCTGAACCAGATGGCGCTGATCGGCGATCGCAAGTTCGGGCTGTACGGCCTGGTGAACCACCCGAACGTGCCGCTGGTCGTTGGGCTGCACGGTGACTGGCTGAATCCGGCCACGACCCCCGACCAGATCCTGGCCGACCTGGACATGATCTACGACGCGGTGACCAACCAGTCCAAGGACGTGCATACGCCCACCCGCATCGTCATGCCCACCGAGCAGCGCAGCCGCATCTTTTCGCGCCGCGTCCCGGATTCCAACGGCAAGACCGTGGGCCAGTTCTTCCTGGACAAGCATCCCGGCCTGCAGATCATCGGCGCCGCCGAGTTCAAGGGGGCGGGCGCCAACGGCAAGGATCTGATCCTGGCCTACGAGTACAGCGAGGAAAACCTGGCCATGGAGCTGCCGATGCCGTTCAACCAGTTGGCGGCGCAGGCCCGAGGCCTTGAGCTCGTCGTGCCGTGCCTGGCGCGTGCCGGCGGGGTGGTCGTGTATTACCCGCTGTCGATGGCGAAGGGGGACATCTGATGCTGTATTGCGAAAACCGAACCAAGGCGGTCATCAACATCGGTGGCCATACCGTGATCGCGCCGACGCGCGCCGCGTGGGTCAACCCCGAGGACCGTGGCGTCCAGGACCTGATCGACCGCGAGCTGCTGGTCGAGACGGACCCGCCCGCCGAAGACGCGGTGCCGGGTGGCCGTGGCGGCAAGCATGGCGCTGCCGGCAAAGCCGACAAGGAGCCGTCCACGGTCAAGGAGCTGAAAGCTTGGCTCGATGAGCAGGGCGCCCAGTACTCGCCGTCTGCCTCCAAGCCGGAGCTGCAGGGCTTGTACGAGGCCCTGAAGGCCGCCGCTCCGGGTGAAGGCGGCGGAGATACGCCGGCCGGCGGCGGCTCGCAGGAGTCGTAAGCATGGCTGCCACCATCGACGATCTGGATTTCCTGGCGCCGGCGGTGGCCGGCTTGTCAGCGCCGGACAAGGAGCGAGCGCTGGCCATGGCCACCGACTATCGGCCGGCATGCCTGCCCGCCAAATTGCAGGACGAGGCACAGCTTTGGTACGCCGCCTGGCTGCTGTACGGCATCAAAGCACAACGCGCAGCGGACGCCGACGGCGTGGTGGCCAGGCCTGGCGTGGTCAGCGAGAAGGAAGGCGATCTGCAGCGCGTCTATGGCCGAGTGGCTGGCGCGGAGGACCCCGCGGGGTTCTACGACAGATACGAACGTCTGGCGCGCATCTGCAAGGTCGGCGCGGCCACCATAAGGAGCATTCCCCGTGGCGGTTAAGTCGATCGACAAAGGGCTGGAGGCGCACGCGCGTCTTACCAAGGCCATTAACGGGCGCGGCGTCGAGTTTGGCATCCAGCGGGATGCCGGCAGGGACCCGAAGACGGGGATCGAGCTGATCGATATCGCGATCTGGAACGAACTGGGCGCCGAGCACATCCCGGCCCGGCCGGCTATCCGCGACTTTGCCGAGAAGAACGGCGAAGTGCTGGGCGTGGCCATGGAGCGGATGGCGGGCGCGATCCAAGACGGTAGCCTGACCGTGGAGCAGGCCCTGGATCAGTTGGGTACGTTTGCTGAAAAGCACCAGAAGGCGCACATCCAGCATTCCAAGGAATGGGCCAAGCCCAACGCGGAATCGACGGTGGCCAGGAAGGGCAGCGACGTGCCCCTGATCGACCACGGGCTGCTGGTGAACGCTGTGCGATACCAGAAGGTGTAGTGGCATGAGTTTCCGAAAGCCACATGTCATCCGTGGCCAGTTGCCCGGCCGCCGGGAGCGCGGGCGCTGGATCGAGGGCGAGCCCATTCCCGATAGAACCATTTCCGCCTCGGTGCAGCCGGCCAAGGTGGGCGACTACGAGCAATTGCAGGCGACCCCCGAAGGGCGCCGCATACGGGCGGCCGTCCGGATCTACACGTCCGAGCTGTTGAGCGTGGCCGGCCAGGACTGGACCGGCGGGGATCGGCTGGTCTGGGGCGCGGGGCCACTAGCGGGTGAATACCTGCTGGTGGGCGTGGCGCCCTGGCAGTCGGGCGTCATTCCCCATTACCGCTACCTGGCTGTGCTGTTGGCCGACCAGGAACCACAGAATTCCCAGCACACCCCGGCAACCTGGGCCGGGGGCGGACGGGGCTAAGCGTCCGCAGGGTCTCTCCCCGGGTCCGGCCGGGCAATCCAGGTCACCGGAGAGGGCGGCGCCGAGTCGCAGACCGTGCAAGCACGGGCGCGATAGTCCCATCGGCGCATACATCCGCAGGACGACCATGACACCGGAAGACGCGATTTTCGAACTGATCGAGGCGGCCGCCGTCGGCATCCCCGTGATCTTCGCCAACGAGAACGGCACACGGCCGGCGCCGCCGTACATCGCCCTGGCGGTGCGCTGGGCGCAGGCCAGCCGGGCGGAGCGAGGCGAGGTGGATGAGCACGGCAACGCGTTGATATCTCAACACAATGACGCCACGGTGGAGCTGCAAGGGTTCGGCGCCGGTGCCTATGACGGCCTGGACACGCTTCAGCTACGCCTGCAACACCCCGAATTCGAGGAGCGCGCCGAAATCCTTGGCCTGGCGGTCTTTGATCGAGGCCGCCTACAGAACATTCCCGTCTTGCGCGAGGGGGCGCGGTATGAGCAGCGCGCCCTTCTGGAGCTGGGCGTGCGCTATGTCGTCGCGAGCCTGGCGGCCGTGCCTGTTATCGAATCGATCGCACCCGCCACGTAAGCGCGCGGCCGCTCCCCCCTTTGCCACCCGGCCGCCTTGCAGGCGGCTTTTTTACTGGAGCCACACATGGCAAACCTCGAACGGATCGTCAATGTGGCGATCTCCCTGAACACCACTGCGATCAAGCAACAGAATTTCTCGGACATCCTGGTGCTGGGCGCGCACGCGCTGGCGGTCGGCCGCATCCTGGTCGTCTCGGAGGCGGCCGAACTGCTGGAGCTGGGCCTGAGCCAGGCCGACCCGCTGTACATCGCCGTGCGCGACGCCTTCAAGCAAATCCCGACCGTGCCGCGAGTCTTCGTGGGCCGGCGCCATGTGGAGACCTCGCGCGTCACGGTCACGCGGGCGAACACCAGCGACTACACGATTACGTTGTCCTGGCGAGGTCAGGATGGCAACGTTCAGTCGGTGGCGTCCAAGTTCACCGGCCTGGCCGACAGTACGCCTGCGACGATTGCCGCCGGCCTGGTGCAGGCCATCGTCGCAGGCGGTGCGCCGGTGTCGCCGACTTCGGTCGGCTCGGAAATCTCCATTACGGCAAAGGACGCCGGCATCGCGGTGGCAGTCGCGGTCAAGGGCAATCTGTCAGTGGGTATCGCGACCAGCTCGGAAACGCCGACCGCTGCCCTGGCCGCCTGCAGCAAGGAAAACGCCGACTGGTACGGCGTTGCGCTGGCCAGCCGCAAGGAGGCCGACATCCTGGATGCCGCCGAATGGGTCGAATCCAACGGTCGGCTGTTCGGCGTTTCCAGCGCCCAAGCCGGCATCCTCGACGCCGCCGTCACCGACGACCTGGCCTCGAAATGCCAGCAGAAGCAGTATTTCCGGACGCACGTCTGGTTTCACGGCGAGGCCGACAGCCAGGCGCTGGAAGCGGCGGTCGCGGCCAACCGCTTCACGTTCTACCCGGGCGGGGAAACCTGGGCCAATGCGCGCCTGGCTGGTATCACCTACGACGGGCTGACCGAGGGCCAGGCGCTGGCGGCCCACGCCAAGAACGCCAACACGTTCGAGCAGATGCGCAGCTTCGCCGTGACCCAGAACGGCAAGGTGGCCGCGGGCGAGTGGATCGACGTCATCCGCGGCCGCGACTGGCTGGCCGAGCAAGTCAAGATCGAGGTGGCCACCCAGCTCGTCAACGCGCCCGGCAAGGTGCCGTTCACCGACGACGGCATCCAGGTCCTGGTGACCGGCGTGCGCAAGGCGCTGATGCTGGCGCAGACCCGCGGCCTGGTGGCACCCGACGAGGTCGACGCCGCCGGCAAGATCATCCCGGGCTTTGTGATCTCGGCGCCGCTGTCGATGAACATCCCCGCCAATGACAAGGCCAACCGCGTCCTGCGCGACCTCAAATTCAGCGCTCGACTGGCCGGCGCCATCCATGTCAGCGACATCAAGGGCAACCTGACCTATCAACAAATCTAAGCGGAGCACCTGAGCATGTCCGTAAAAACCTATGCACCGAGCCGGGTGAAGGTGGTGCTGGGCGCGATCGCGCTCAGCGGCCTGGCCGAAGACACCTTTGTCACCGTGGCCGAGATCGGCGAGGGAATTACCTCGGTCTCGGGCGTCGATGGCGAGGTGGCCCGCGCCATGTCGCGCGACACGCGCCTGCGCATCACCGTGACGCTGTTGCAGACCAGCGCCAGCAACGCGCATCTGTCGGCCTTGCACCAGGCCGACAAGGCGACCGACGGCGACGGCGCCGTGCCTGTGGCCGTGACCGACCTGCGGGGCAAGTCGCTGCACGCCTCGGATTCCGCCTGGATCGTCAAAAGCCCCGAAGCCGGCTACGGCGCCAAGGTCGGCATCCGTGAATGGGTGATCGAAACGGGGCCTTCCATCAATGTCATCGGAGGCAATAGCTGATGAGCCGCACGCTGTCGGTTCCCATTGGAACCACCACTTTCCATATCCTCAAGTTCGACGCATCCACCCAGCTCAAGCTGTTGGGCGATTTGCAGAAGGAGGTCTTGCCGGCTGCTGGCTCGCTGTTTGGTGCCGTCGTGGGTGGCCGGGCGAGCGACGGCTCGGCTGGTGCTGGCGAGGCCACACTGCGGGACGAGCAGGCCGTCATGCAAGCCCTGCGACATCTGTCCAGCCGCCTGGGCGGCGACGAGCTGCAGAAGTGGTTTGGTCTGCTGGTCGGCCCCGACAACGTCAGCTTCGAGCTCGAGGGCCGCGAGCCTCAAAAGCTCACCGACGCCCATCGCGGGCTGGCGTTCCAGGACTTCTCCGAAATCCTGGAGCTCATGTACCACGTCCTGATGCACAACTTCGCCGGCCCTTTGGCGCGTTGGGCCAGCCGCTTTGGTCTGGCCCGCGGGAAGCTGGGGAATCTGTCGGCGTCTTCCGCCCCGACTTTGAGCGAGAGCTGATCATCTGGCGGCCGATCCTGGCCGGCCACATCAGCCTCGACGCCGTGCGCCAAGGGCATGTGGACCTACTGGACATCCTGAAGCTGAACGCCCTGATGGACGCGCAGGAAGCCCAACAGGCCCACGCCAATAGGAAAGACCGATGAATGTAGTTCGCGAGCTGGTGACCCTCCTGCGGTACGAAGTGGACGATTCGGGTCTCCAGAAGTACCAGCAAGCCTATTCGGAGGTCCAGGACACCATTGCACGGGTCACCGAATCCGCCGTGCAACGCATGCGAGAGAGCTTACGGCAGGCCGCGACCCTGCGACCCGCAGCCGTACCCACGCCAGCCGTGAGCACGCCGACGTCCGTAGGCCTGCCGTCAGTACCTCGTGGCGCGGCTGCGGCTGTTGCTGGCGTTGGGGCGGCATCGGCTTTTCCGGTCAACGTCGCGGATGCGCGAGCTCGGATTGGGCAGGTTGAGGCCGCCTACGGCACCTTCATGGCCAAGGCGCGCAGCGGCCTGCACACGGTTCGGGAAATCGGAATCGGCACCTGGGAGGGCATTCGCCTGGGCATCCAGGACGCCCGCCAGGCTCAGGAACGCATGACCCGCGCGCAATGGCAGGGCGTGCGCGTAATCAAAGAGCAGGCCGGCGCCTTCTCAGGCCTGCGCAAGATCGTCGGCACGGTGTTCGGTGTGGCCGTGGTCCGGCGGATCTTTGGTGACATCGATGCGTGGGGCCAGATGGAGGCCCGCATGCGCAAGGCGACCTCATCGGCACAGGAGTATGCGCAGGTCGACCAACAGCTGGCCCGCGTGGCCCGCCTGACCTACAAATCGTACGAGTCCAACGCCGAGCTGTTCGTCCGCACGCGCCGCACCATGGCCGACCTGGGCAAAAGCACCCAGGACACGGTGGACGTGACGGAAGGACTGGCGCTGGGGATGGCGCTATCCAGCACCAAGGCGCAGGACCAGGAGTCGGTCATCGCTTCGCTGACCACCGCCATCATGCAGGGCAAGCTGGCCATGCATCAGTACAGCACGCTGATGCGGGCGGCGCCTCGTCTGCAGGTGGCGCTGGCGGACGGGCTGGGTCTGACCACGGACAAGCTGCTAGAGCAGGTGAAGGCCGGCCGCCTCACCAGCGACAGGTTTCTGCCTGCGCTTCAGTCGCAGTTGGTCAAGATGCGCATCGAGGCGCAGGACATGCCCGTGACCATGGCGGATGCCATGACGGTCTGGAACAACGCCTTTCAGCGGTTCTGGGGGCAGGCCTGGCTCGGACGCCAGGCGGTGCTGGCTGTCACCCGCGCCATTGAGTTCCTGGCCGACCACATCCAGACGGTGATCGGCCTGCTGGCTCTGACAGGCGGCGCTTGGGGTTTGGTGAAGCTGCGGGCGTGGCTTCGCCTGGCCACGGTGCAATCGGGTGGCCTCATCCGTTCGCTGGTCACCGCCACGCGCGCGGCGATCGGGCTGGACACGGCCATGGCGCTACGCCGCGGCCCCGCAGGCGCCCGTAGGATGCTCGCACTCTGGAACCGCACGCTTGTTCCGATGCTGCGCATCGCGGCGCTGCTTTATGCCATCTACTTGCTGATGGACGACATTGGTGTTTGGTATCGGGGTGGCGACTCGGTGCTAGGCGACCTGATCGGTCCGGTGGAGGAATGGAAGGACGAGATCCAGAAGGTTCAGAAGTTCCTAATACGGATCAAAGACATGCTCGGCGGGGCTGAGCAGGACCTCGGGCCGTGGATCAAAGGGATCGGCACGATTCTGATCATGGTCTACGGGCTGTGGAAGATATTCCGAGGGCTGTTGTGGGTCCTGGGCGTGGTCCGCAATGTGTTCGTGTTCCTGGCGACGCGGGTGGTGCCGATGCTCTGGCGTGCCTTCGTGATGACGCCGTGGGGTCGCATCGCGACGCTCGTCATTGGCGGGCTGTGGCTGATCTGGAAATACTGGGACCAGATCAACAAGGCGCTCGGTGACGCCTGGACCTGGCTGCGGAGCAAAGCCAAAGGGACCTTCTTCGAACCGGTCCTCGAGTACATCGACGCATTGTGGGCGTTCTGGGTGGAACTGGTGAAGGGCGTCGTTGCTCTGTTCACCGGGGACTGGGACGGCGCGATCGCGCATTGGCGCAACGCCTTCAGCGGCTTGTGGAAGTTCTTCGAGGATATCGGCGGCCGCATGATCGCCAAGATCCAGGAGATCGGAGCCGCCATCACGAAATGGATCACCGACAAGGTCGAAGCGGCCGCGAAGTGGTTGGAGCGGCTGCTGCCGGGAGACATGCTGACCGACGACCAGAAGGCCGCCATGGCTGCGCCGAAGGAGCTGCTGGGCAACAAGGATGTCTGGCGGGCTTTCGCCAGCGGGGCGGGCGTGCCGCTGGTGTCGGCCGGTGCCGCCATCCGTGCTGGCGCGCCTGGTGCGCGAGGCCCAATGACCGTAGAAATCCACAACGAAACCACGGTCAACGCACCAGGAGCTGATCCGGGCGCGGTTGCCGGCGCGACCGCGCGCGGCCTGGCCAACACCCAGCGGCGCAGCATTGACCGTCTGGCAGAGTTTCTGGACTTTCACACGGGCGTAGAAGCCGCAAGGTAGGGGTAGAGCCGAGATGAGCTTCGTGTCGATGGTGTTCGGGTGGGGCGGGGGCAGCAGTATTGGCGTGCTGCCCCTGGACGCCCTGATCAGCGAGAGGACTTCGCTCAACAGCCGGGCGACCGAGTACCCGGTCGAGGACGGCCCGCCGGTGACCGACCACGTCGTCCAGGAATCGGAGCTGCTTACCTTGGAAGGTTGGGTGACGGCGGCGGAAGCCTCGTTGCTGGGCGGGATGAAGACAATCGCTTCGCGCATTGACGGGCACGGCGGAGGCGGCCGCTCCAAGCTGATCGGGGCCAAGGAGGCTCTGCGCAAGATCCACGCAGACCGGCTGCCTGTGACCGTCGTGACTGGCTTGGACGTTTACGTCGGGTTCGTCATGGAGCGGTGCGATATCGACCGAAACAACGAAGACGGCGAGCGGTTCAGTATCAGCGCGGACTTTCGCAAGATCCGCAAGGTCGCGATGCGCCAGGCCGTGATTCCGCCGGAGAAGGTCAAGGGCAGCGTCAAAGGCAAGGCGGGCGCCACCAAGACCAACGCGGGCAAGGCGACCCCCAAGGAAGTGTCGGTGCTCAAGAGCGATACCGGCCAGATCATCGGGAAGATCAAACAGGTCATCTTCGGGAAATGACGCGATGCTGCAGATACCGATCTTAGACGCCAATGACAGCCTCACCGAGGTGGAGCTGGACGGCGCCACGTTCTTTCTGGGCCTGTCCTGGAACAGCGAGGCCGAACGGTGGACGCTGTCCATCGAGAACGCCTACAACGAGGTGATCGTCGCCGGCATCGCCGTTGTGCCCGATACGCCGTTGCTGGCGCTGTATCGGCATTTGGCGGTGCCGGCCGGCGAGCTGGTGGCGCTGGCGCCCGACCGGCGCGATGCAATCGACCGGCAGGCTTTGCCCGCTGGCAAGGTGGCGCTGGTGTACGTCGAGGCTTCTGAGGTGGCCCATGGCGCGGTTTGATCGCGTGTACCGCCTGCTGGTGGGCAAGCCTAACCAGAATGGGCTGGAGATCCGGCAGCCCATGCGGGTCACCTTTGAAGTCAGCAAGGACGCCCAGGAAGATCCCAACGACCACAAGATCCGGATCTACAACCTGGCCGCGGACACTCGCCGGGCGCTGGAAGAACCTGGCTTGCGCTGCGTGCTGTACGCCGGCTATGCCGAAGAGGGCGGGCCGCTGTTGATGGCGTCGGGCAGCGTGGTTTACGCCTACACCTGGTACGAGCCGCCGGACGTGGTGACGGAACTGGCCGTGAAGGATGGTTATACCGAGGTGCGGGACACGGCCGTTTCGATTGGCCTGGGGCCGGGTGCGCAGGCCAGCGTCATCATCCGGGATGTAGCGCGCCAGATGGGATTGCCGTTGGTGATGGCCGATGACGTGCCCGACCGCCGGTGGCAGCAAGGCTTCTCGTTCTATGGCGCCGCCCGTACCGCCTTGCACAAGGTGACGCAGGGTACCGGTCTGGAATGGTCGATCCAGAACCAACAATTGCAGGTCGTGCGCCGACGCGGCACGACCCGTCGCAAGGCGGTAGTGCTGGCGGCCGACACGGGGTTGATCGGCTATCCGGAGCGCACGCGCGAGGCCGCACGCGAGAAAGCCCGTGTGCGCGACGGCCAGACAAACGACGACGTGCGCCTGGTCAGCGCCCGCCAGCAACGCGACGGCTGGCGGGTGACCTCGTTACTGCTGCCCACGATCAACCCGGGCGACCTGGTCAAACTGGAGAGCCGCACGGTGCAGGCATTCCAGCGGGTTGAGGCGGTGCGTCACTACGGCGATAGCGCCGGGGGCGACTGGCAATCCGAGTTGCAGCTGGTCGATCCGCATCTGCCGCATCGTGAGAAGAGAAAGACATGAAAAACCCGATCGCAGGGCTGCGGGCTCTGATCGACGCGGAACTGGCAGATGTGTATACGACCCTGCCGGGCGAGGTCGTGTCCTATGACGGCGTCACGGTGACCGCGCGCCCGGCCTTGGCCAAGCGTCTGGCCAATGGCGAAGTCCTGAGTCCACCGCAGATCGTCAGGGTGCCGGTCAGGTGGTTCACAGGGGACGTGAATGGAGCGCAGGCGCTCATATCGGTACCGCTCAAGCCGGGCGATCCGATCACGCTGTCGTTTTCGGCCCGTTCCATCGAGAACTGGCTGGCCGGCGACGACGGGCCGCCCGACGATCCCCGCCAGTTCGACCTGTCGGACGCGTTCGCCAGCCCCGTGGTGCGCCCGGGTACCGCCGTCGCGGATACCGAAAACCTGAGCATTCAGTACGGCCAGGCCTCCATGAAGCTATCGCCCACCGGCGCGCTGAGCTTCGTGGTGGCGTCCTGGACTGTGCAGGCCGAGCAGACGACCTTCAACACGCCCCTGACCGTGAACGGGCCGCTGCGGTACACGCAGGGTCTGTCCGGCGAAGGAGGCGAGGGCGGCGCATCGATGGCCGTCCGCGGCGGTGTGGCGTTCGAGGGCGGCCGCCTTACCCATGACGGCAAGGATGTAGGAGCCACGCACGCTCACCCCAACGGCATGGGCGGAATGACGGAGAAACCTGTCTGATGACGATCGATCTTGCTCTGTCCGACGACCTTGACTTGGCGCTGGACCTTGTCGGCCGCGCCTCGCTGATCGATGGCGCCGCCAAGGTGGCGCAACAGATCAAAGTGACGCTGCTGGCCTTTCTGGGCGAGTGGTTCCTCGATACCAGCTTCGGCGTGCCGTACTTCGAGGAAGTGCTGATGAAAGCTCCCAATCGAGCCGCGGTCGAGGCGGCGTTCCGCGCCCGAATCGGTGACGTGCCCGGCGTGTCCCGCGTTCGGCGCTTGGGGTTGGAAATCGATCACGGTCGGCGGCTTCTGCGCGTCTCTTACGAGGCCGACACATCGGCGGGCCTGCTTGCCCAGGTAGTCGACCTGCATCGCCCCTGAACCCATTTTCTTGAGAAATCCATGGCCTACGGTCTCACGCCGGACGGGTTCGTCCGCATGCGCCTGCCTGAAATTCGGCAGGAAATCATCGAAGACTTGCGCGCCCGGTTGCGGGCGGCAGGCGTAAACGACGCCGTCGAAACGCGGCCAGACAGTGTCATCGGCCTGCTGATCGACACCTTCGCCGAGCGAGCGGCGGCCCTCTGGGAGCAAATGGAGGGCGTTTACCTGTCGATGTATCCCGGCTCGGCCGTCGGCGTATCGCTGGATCGGTCGGTCGCCTTTACCGGGGTGACGCGTCAACCTGACCAGCGGGCGCGAGCCTATGTCGTCCTGTATGGGGATGAGGGCACGGCCGTTCCCGCCGGCTCCTTGGTGCGCCATCGGGTCAGCCAGAACCTCTGGGCGCTCGCCGGCGACACGCAGATCCGCAAAACTGCCGCGGCGGACGTGTGGCTGCGGCCCATGGCGGCGCCTGCATCGCTGTACCAGGTCGTCGTCGACGGTCAGGCCTATTCGTACGTTTCCAGAATCCCCGCCAACTTGCCGGCGATTCTGGCGGGCTTGGTGGCCGCGTTGGCTTCGAGCGGCCTCGCGGTCTCCAGCGACGGCGCGACCATTCGCCTGCGAACCGATGGTCGGGTGGCGCGCGCTTTCAACTGGTCGCCGACCTTGGACCTGGTGCGCCTGGGCTCGCCGGCGCTGGCCGTCTCGGCCGATCCTTCGGAAGAAGCGGCCGCGCCTGGTGAGTTGAATGGCATCGTGACGGCCGTGGATGGTTGGGATGCGGTGGAGAACATGCAGGCCGGAGTTCCTGGCCGCCTGGCCGAGAATGACGCCGCGCTGCGGGCGCGGTATCCCACCGGCTTGTTCCGTCTGGGTGCCGCGACACTACCAAGTCTCGCGCCCAATATCCGGGATCAAGTGCCTGGCGTGCGGGCGCTACGTGTGTTCCAGAACACCAGCGATGATATTGACGAGGCCGGCCGGCCGCCGCATTGCATCCATGTGGTCGTGGACGGCGGTCTGGACGACGAAGTCGCCCAGGCAATCTTCTGGACCAAAGGGGGGGGCATCGACACCCATGGGGCGACACGCGTCGTTGTGACCGACACGCAAGGCGCCCGGCATCCCATCCAGTTCGACCGGCCGCAACGGGTCTTTGTCTGGGTGTGGTGCGCGGTGACGCTGCTGCCACCCTCTGAGCAGGCGTTCCCGCCGGACGGATTCGACGCGATCACGGCAAGTCTCGCCGCGGCGGGCGATGGCTTCTCGATCGGGGACGACGTGATCCGCCAGCGGCTCTTCGGCGCGATCTACCGCACGCCGGGCATTGCCACGGTAGACCTGCGGCTGGCCCATTCCACCGATCCCACGTTCGTCCCCCAGCAGGCCGACTACACCACTTCCAACATCGACATCCTGGATTCCCAGGTGGCCGTGTTTGACCAATCTCGCATCAAGGTGACCTGATGGACCTGAGGCAAGACCATGCCGGCATCGCTTGGTCCCACTGGCTGGGCCAGTTCCAAGGCAAGCCGAAGCTTGAAGCCTTGGTCAAGGCGTTGCTGAAGCCAGCCGATGGGCTGCAGGGCGCCTTGCTCGCCATGTACGAGCAGCGCTGGCTGGATACGGCCGAGGGGCGGCAGCTCGACGGCATCGGCGAAATCGTCGGCCTGCCTCGCATGATCGATGACGCGATCTATGTGCGGTTCTTCGGTTTCGCCGGGCAACCAAACGTCGGCGGCTTTGGTGAAGTGCGACTGCGCCGAGCCAACGAGCGGTCGGTGGCCGGCTCGACCCGGTTGCTCGATGCCGAGTATCGAAAGCTGCTGTATTGGAAGATCGCCTTGAACAACGGCCACGGCACGACGCCCGAGATCACCGCCTCGCTCAAACCCATTTTCGACGTCGCCAGGGTGGTGGTGCAGGACGCCGGCAACGCCAAGATCCGCATCTGGGTGAGCCGTATTCCAGGGCCGAACGACCCGCTGATGGTCAATCCCTACAAGTGGGTGCCGGCAGCGGCCGGTGTGGGCGTGCAAATCATTACCGGCTCGACGGAACGGCCATTTGGCTTTCGTGAGCAGGGCTTCTACGGTTTTGGCGCCGGCGTGCTGGCGCGGGAAATTCACTGATGGCTGAAACCAACTTCTTCGAGCTTTTCAAGGCGACGTGGGCGCAGAACGGAACTACGGATCGCATCTCCGCTGCGCAATACGGCACCGGCTGGGCGTACATCGGTTCGTTGCCGCCGTCGGTGGAGCAATTCAACGCGGTGCAGCAGATCACCGATCAAAAGCTGACCTGGATCTATCGGCACCTGGAGGCCGTGGCCACGCTGACGGGCCGGGCGCTCACGGCGCCGGGCAGCGATGCGATCTCCTATGCATTTCAGAACCTCGACGCCTCGAGGCTGACCGCTGGCACCGTGCCGGCGGACCGTCTGCCGGAAAAGGCGCCGGCTATGACGGTCGGTGCCGCAGCTAAGTGGGAAACGCCGCGCAGTATTTCGATCAGCGGCGCGGCGAGGGCGCCGGCCAAATCGCTCGACGGTTCGGCGAACGTCATGCTGGAGGTGGTCAGCCTGGACATGGGCGGCGCTTTCGGCATCCTGTCGCCCGTGAACGGTGGCACCGGCCAGAATTGGATTCCGCCCGGCAACTACCTGGTCGGCAACGGCACGGCCACCATGACCTCCAAGACACCCGGCCAGGTGCTGGCCGACATCGGCGCCGCGCCGCTGGACAGTGACCGCCGAGTCCCCGAGATCAACAGCCGCTACCCCAACATGCGGAGCGCCACAGCCGGTAGTGACCTGAACACATACACCGAGTCGAACGATTTCTACATCCATGCTCCCGCGCCCAACACGCCGCCCGGCTGGACCGGCGAGGCACTGCTGCGCGTACGAGCGTGGGCGTCGCTGGTTTTTCAGGAATTTATCCATTGGGGAGGCGAAGCTACCCGTTGGTGGAGGATGAGAGTCAACTCGGCCACTTGGGGACCATGGCACAAGGCTGCCGAATTGGAGGGCCCGGCCTTCACGGGTGCGCCCACCGCCCCGACGCCGCCGCTGACGGACAACAGTACCCGGCTCGCCACTACCGCTCATGTTGCGGGTTCTGTGCGTGCTGCGGTAGACGCATATGCCGCTACGAGAGGACGTTCCACGGCCCAATTCGGCGCGGCGGGCTGGTGGCGCTGTGGCGATACCGGATTTATCCGGCAGTGGGGCGTTTCGAGGATCCCCTACGACTCGGAGGCCTGGGTGACGTACCGCATCGCCTTTCCGAATATGTGCCTGGGCGGAAATGCTACGCATGCGGAGCGATTCCTAGTATCGCAAGACGCTGGCGTTGGATTGATCGACGCCGGTTCCACCGCTGCGATCGTCCGCAATGGGGTAGGTGGTGACTCGCGGGGCTACTTGGCAAACCCTGCCGATAGAGCCTCGTTGATCTATTGGGAAGTTTGGGGATACTGATGACGACCTACTATTTTTCTCCCAGCCGGTTGGCGTTCTATCCGGACAGCTTGCGCGGCGTGTACGAGGCCAGCCCTCAAGGTTGGCCGGAAGACGCCGTCGCCGTCACCGCCGAGCGGTACGAGCAACTGTTTGCCGGGCATCAGCAGGGGCGCGTCTTCTGCGCAGGGTCTGACGGCCAGCCGATGACAAAAGATCCGGCCCCGCCGACGCCCGAACAGTTGGCTGCCGCTGAGCGCGCCTGGCGTGGGGCGCAGTTGGATGCCACAGATTCCTTGGTACAGCGCCACCGAGATCAGGTCGAAGAAGGGGCCAACACCACGTTGAGCACCGAACAGTACCAGGAGCTGCAGGCGTACCGCCAGGCGCTGCGAGAGTGGCCGGAGACGGAGGGCTTCCCGGCGACAGATCTGCGTCCGGTGGCGCCGGCCTGGCTGCCCCAGCGCTGACCAGGCGCCCGCATCCGCATCTCACATAGACCGCCCCGGCGGTCTTTTTTTCGTCCATCCGGGAGGCAGCAATGCGACCCCATCAAAGGAATTTCTGCATGGAACCCACATCTGCCGGCTTCGGCGGTGGCGCCGCGGTGAAAGTGGCGCTGGCCTACGGCGCGCCTGCCGCGCTGGCCGCCATCCTTGGGCTGCTGATTATGCCGCCCAAGACCTCAAGGGAGTTCACCGTGCGCTCGATCTGCACGGTGGCGTGCTCGTTCATTTTCGGGCCAGCGCTGGCCGTTGCCGTCCTCACCTGGAAGCCCAGCTTGATGGAGGCCATGACCTGGCTTGCCCGGCATGGTGTCGACGGTGACGACCTGGCGCTGGCCAGGTTCTATGTCCTCGGGCCGAGCATGTTGCTCGCGGGCCTGCCGGCCTGGTGGGTGCTGGGTGCCTATATGCAGTGGATGTCGCGTATTCGCGAGATCGGGGTTGTTGCGTGGGTGAAAGAGGTGCTGGCGCTATTGCCCTGGCGCCGGACTGGCGGGGAGGGGGGACCATGGACTTGAAAGCGGTTATCGAACGGGCGATCGATCCTGCGCTGGCGTTGCTGCTGGCGCGGATGGATACGAGCGAGGCGCGTTGCATGCTGTTGGCGATCGGCCTGCAGGAAAGCCGCTTCGTGCATCGGCGCCAGATCGGGGGGCCGGCACGCGGCTTCTGGCAATTCGAGAAGGGTTCGCGTGCGAGTCGTGGGGGTGTCTGGGGTGTATGCCTGCATCCAGCAAGCAAGAGCCACCTGGCGGCGCTTTGCAAGGCCCGCAGCGTGGCTTGCGACCCGGATGCGATCTATGCGGCGCTGGAGTATGACGACGTGCTGGCCGCCGGCGTTGCGCGGCTGCTGCTGTGGACCGATCCGAAGGCGCTGCCGGCCGTCGGCGATGCGGACGCCGGCTGGTCGCTCTACCTGCGGACCTGGCGGCCGGGCAAACCCAAGCCGGGCAGTTGGCCGCCGCTCTACCGCCAGGCCGCTGCCGAGGTGGCACCGTGAACCCGTTCTGGCGCATGGCCGCGCCCTGGGTCGGCGGCGCGCTGGTTGTGCTGGTGTTGGGCGCTGGCGTCGTGCTGTACGGCTCCAACCGGTACCGCGATGGGATGGCTAAGGCTAACGCCGACCACGCGCTGGCCGAGCTGAACGAGTTCAAGGCCCAGGCCGGCCGCCTGGCCGGCATCGCCACCACTTTCGAGGCGAGCGTGGCCGAGCTGCGCGCCGCCGAGCCCAAGGTTATCGAGAGGTACACCCGTGTCGAAGTCCAAAGCCCTTTGCCTGCTGGCTGCCGTATTGATGCTGGCCGGCTGCAGCACATCAACGAAGCCGGCCGCTTGGCCAATTCTGCCAGCCAACCTGACCCAGCCGTGTCCACCGGTGCCCGAGGTGACCAGCGATAGCTGGGACGACTTCGCGCGCAGTTATATGGTTCTGGCGGTTCGGTACGGTCAATGCGCGGCGCGGCACTGGTCTACGGTGAAGGCGTGGCCGCTGCCTTAGGACCTATAGGTACCAACTCCTTTAGCCGCATCTTCCACCATCGTGGTTCGGCCCCTTGGCGAACAATGACAAACTCGTCTGGTTCGTCCATGAGAATGTCGACGCCATGGGGCGTGCGCCATCTATACAGGTCTGTTCCAAATTGTTTTGGTTGTCCGAAAGAAAGAGTGAGTTTTTCGCGTATCCGCGTATCTGCTGGGGACAGGTCACTCGCTCTGTAAAAACGGATTTCGGCCACAAGCGCCTCATTAACCGGTTTATCAATCTCAAAAGAGTAGACAGCACTGGCAATCAAAAGCTGCTTTGATTCGACGTACAAACTGGTGGTGGCCCATTCTTCGATCTGCTCGTCGACGAAGGCTGCACGGACTTCCTCGCGAGTGGCGCCCAAACGGATTTTGTGAAAGCCAACAGGGTAGGGGGAGCCGCCCAGGAATGGGTTTTCCGACCGCTCGGCTTGCAGTTGATCTGTGGTTCTCTTGAGAGCGGTGGCCGTCCCTTCATAGAGGCCTCTAAGGCGATTTACCTCAGTCTGAGAATCTGTCAACTCCAAGCTTAGTCTATCGACTCTATCAGCTAGAGTTTTGACTTCGAGTTGTAATGAAGACTGGTGCGTCGGAAGGATCACTTCCTTAAGGATTAAGACACAGATGGTGAGCGTGGCGACAATTCCAATCGCCCCTACGACTACGGGACTGTCTCGCCAGGGTCTGGGAATTGGTGCGATTTGCGGGGCTTGATACCTCCTTGGCACGCGCACGCGAGTTTTTTTCATTTGTGATCACCCAAAACGTTTCGTTTGTTCGAGGAGAATACATCACCGAACTCACCTGATTGATATACGTCTTGGTTCGCAGCGCAGCTAGGTCCTCATCCGGTATTCAGCGAGGGGGCATTCCCTTGCGCAGCTTGCGCTACTCTTTCTGCAGTTCGGCGTCAGGCCATCCATCACGTTTTCGTAGGCTGCCCACCACACCGCCGGGCGGACGTGTCTGATTTTGGTAGCGTGGTACCAAGCAGGCCACCGCGAAGGTGGCGCCCATAACAAAAGCCGGCAACTTGCCGGCTTTGCTTTTGGTTTCGATGTTGGAAGCGGTCTCGGCGGGCCGGTGGGAGGTCAGTCCTTCTGCACTTTGTCGCCTTTTGGCGCGCGGCCTAGCCCTTTCTTGGGTGCATTTTGGCCCGGAATTTTTGGAGTTCGAGGGCGGCCCACGCTTTCCGCTATCTTGGTCAAGCGCTTCTCGGGAGCGGTTTCCGGGCTTTGCCGGGGGTGTACGAGCACGGGTTTGTTGATCGCCTTGGTGCGCGATAGTCGACCAACCGCTGGCTTCATATCAGGCTCCGGCAACCTTCCCGTTAGCTGCAGGACCGCAATCGCCAGCTTGGTTGCGATGGCATCTTTATCTGACTCCGGTGGTGGGAGCTGGTCTATCAACTGTTGCAGCTCTGCTCCCTCGGGAATCGGATGGGCGTCGCGATCCGCTTTGACTTCCCTAGGCAGATCTGTCCTTGCGGAAAAGGGATCGTTCGACGGCCCAGTTTTCCACTGATTGAAGCTGTGTTCGAGCCGCTGGATGATTTCTTGCGTTACCGAGCGCCCATGCCTCTTTGCCGCGTTCTCAAGTCGTTCTTTGAGGTCTGCGGGCATACGGAAATTAACTTGGGGGTCGGTGCGTGCCATGGTCGGAGGATAGTACATCACCGTGCTTGACAGCAATAAAGCACGGTACTAGTATTTTCGTAAACAAAGCACGGTGCTTTGTGTTGCGGAGACTCTTCAATGAGCAAGATCCTGCCTTACCAGAAGGATGGTTTTTCCATCCGTGCTATTGAGATCGGCGGCGAACCGTGGTTTGTCGGCAAGGATGTCGCGGTGGCCCTCGGCTACGCCGATACCGTGAATGCCCTCAAGCAGCATTGCAAGGGGGTGGTAAAGCACCACCCCCTGCCTACGCCCGGCGGTGTGCAGGAGGTCCGCATCATCAACGAGCCCGACTTATTCCGGTTGGTTGTGAGTAGTGCTCTACCAGGGGCCGCGAAGTTCGAGCGTTGGGTGTTTGAGGAAGTCCTACCCTCCATCCGGAAGACCGGAGGCTATCGCGCCGCTTCACCCGTGCGGTTGGTCACCGAAGCCGCCCGAGCCTTTCCACCGCTGTTCCGCGCGGCCCGGTTGCTCGGGTGCGACAAGAACGCGGCGGCCATCGCCGCCAACCAGGCGGTCATGTCTGCCACGCAGGTGAACCTGCTACAGCAGTTGGGCCACACGCATCTGGAGGCCGAAAACCAGGAGGCGCGCTTTTTCACGCCGACTGAGCTGGGTCAGATGATGGGTGGCCTATCCGGGCGGAAGGTGAACCTGCTGCTGGCCGAGGCTGGGATGCAAGCCAAGCGCGGCGACGAATGGGAGGCGCTGGAGGCTGGGCAGGCCTTCGCGCGCATCTATGACACCGGCAAGAAGCATGGTTCCGGCGTGCCGATCCAGCAGGTGAAGTGGTCGTCGGCCGTGCTACCGCTGCTGAGGAAAGAGGATGTCGCATGAGGCGCGGCCAGGCCGTGGTGAGCACACCGCACATCTACATCATCCAAGGTGGTGATGCTCATGAGAACAGTCTCGTTAGAGACCAAAAAGTCGCACAAGGAATATGGCTCGACCGACCAGCTAAGCATACTGGCCAGGTAGACCCAAAAGGAAACGCCCCGCTGGCGGCAACCAGCGAGGCGTTGGATCTGCGGTAAACCATTGACGAAAAAGGAAAACCACATGAAAAACGATAGCATTATTTTAACCCATGGGCAACGGGTACCTGGCGTGGCCTACCTGCCCACGGCTCGGCTGCCGCCGGTCAAGAATGCGCCGCGCCGCGGGCGCCTGCCCCAGGGTGTCGTGGCGTTGCGCCGGAAGGCGGCCGCCACTCCTCAGGCACCGGCGCCGCTAGTGGATCCGATCGATGCTATGCGGCGGATGTTGGCATTGATGCAGGCATCGCTGGACCTTGCCGTCATGCGGCTGGCCGAGTACGAGAAAGCTCACCGGCGAGCGGGGTAGGGCGGTCATCGGAGGCCGGCGCACGAGTATCAACACGGCGCTGGCGCGCCACCGCGGCAATGAACGTGGCAGTCAATGCCTCGATCATTGCCTTGTCCTCGTCCGGAAGGGCCGCCCAACGCTCGGGCGTGATGGTGTCGAAGGGCCAGGGGTGCATGCGACTAAGGCTACACCTCGTGCTCGTTGCTGGATGCCAAGCCATGTCCTCTCTCAGACGAAATGCACCTTCACGGCACGTCGGTCTTTCGATGCAGGAGGGCATACGGCAAGGGGGGAACACCGGGCAATGTGGACGCAGGTCACCGTCAAAACGTAGGCACGCCGCCCCGACTTTGATGCAATGAAAATGCCGCGGCTCGTTGGAGCCGCGGCACGGTTGACGAGTGAATCTTCGACCTTTAACATCGCGCAGCAATTTGTAGTTGCACTGCCCCGGATGGGTCGAGGGGTCACAGATTAGAGGTGTTGGCGCACCTTTCTAAGCTGCTTTCTCGTCTTCATCTGGGGCATTCTTACGCCACGCAACGTCGTCTGTGAAGTCCAGCGGAATCGCGATCGGGTCTTCGTCCGGATGAATGCTGTTCCAATGGTCAGCGTCCAGGGTGAGCTGAAGGCCGTCACCCACCATTTGCTCTCGTCGGTTAATCAGTGACTTGAGCATCGGTCCCCGTGGGGCCTCATCGATGTCGATCCAAAGCGTGAGCTGAGTTTTCCCCTGCCATTGTTGCAGCGCGTGGTTTGCACGGTAAGGACGCCCGGTCCTCGAGTCGCGCCTTGTCTCTTGGCGAGCAGCCTGTGAGAACTGTTCAGCAAGACGGTCAATTGCGGTGCGAGGCTTTGGCAGGGGCCAGCCCGATTGGGCCGCGAATTCCGCGACCTTATGCATATCAACTTCTTTTTCTCCGGTCGCTTCCTTGTAGTGCCGGATGAAGCGTTGCATTTCGGTTGATTTATTGCTCAATTAGATGAACCTCTCAATCGTCGACAGGTACGAAATCGCCCCAACCGTCGACGATTGAGCTGGGAGCGACAATGTGTCGGACTTTTTCTAAGTAAGTCCTGAAGCGGTCATAGCGTCCTGTCTGATGCTGGAGGCGACCTGCGACCAATCCCGGATGAACGCCAAGAGTAGTCGCGAACCCCTGTATATCGCGGTCCGCAAAGAACGGCGCCTTTCTCGCGATGAATGCTTCGAGTTGCTTGCGAGGCACACAAAATTCCGCTGCAGCGTCGTTCGCTGCTTGTTCCATAGCTTCAATGGCCGCATCTGCGCTGTTCGACTTGCCATCGAGGTCCACTTCGAGAATTGGCGACTTTTTTCCGTCTCCGCGGAGTACATGTTCAAGCTCATGTCTGAGAACGAACCAAAAATTGTCGATGCGATCAAATCGCATGGACATTGCCACTACGGGTGAGTGGTCATTCAGCCAAAGACAGACACCGTCAATTTTTGTAGATGGCAACGCTTCTACAATAAGAAAGCGGATACCGTTCTCGGCTAACACTCTTGGCACCTTTCGAGCCTCTTCTTTAGAGCGAAGAAGGCTCGCCAACTCCTTTATCGCTCTGCGACCGGAAAGCTCGTTGTATTTCGGTACCAGCATTTCTGACGCGATCTTTTTGACCCGGTAAACCCAAGCCAGTTGGGCACCCGAGGTGTGAGATAGGGCGTCTGTCTTTTTGGCAGCATGTGGTAGTTCTTCGACCTCGATGCTACTTTCGGCGTCAAAAAAGCGGAGGAGCTCGGCCTCCACTTGTTCCGTGTCCTTCAGGCTGTCTGCGTGGATCCACCCGCGCTTTATCATTTCTGCAACGGGGAAATTGCCGAAGAGTTTTGCGCGACTTGCTCTTGTTGGATCTGCAGGGGTTGAGAGTCGCGCAACAGCAATGTCGTACTTGGCTTGTACTTCCAGGAACGACTCCGCAGGTAGACCGAAGACGTCTTCCAGGCCGAGGGCGAGGTTCGGGGTGAGAGGCTTCTTGTCCGCGATGATTCTGCTAATGCTCGCTTCGTCTATGCCGAGCACGACGGCGAGGACGCGTTTGGTCCAGCCGCGATCGTCCAGTAGCTGGGAGATCCGCTGGCCAGGTGTAGTGATAGTGGCGCTGCTTGGTTTCATGAAGGCATTCTAGCAGCCAATTTGACGATTTCGTCAAATTGGCAAATTCGTCAAATCGCGTTGCGCGAGGGCAACGGTCGGGTGGCACGACACAAACGAAAACGCCCCAACCCGTGAGGGGGCTGGGGCGAATGCTCGGCGGCGGCCGGCATGGGCGTCGCGAGCGTGATAAATCTATCATGAATGCATAATTGTTCGTGGAGTGGATCGCGTTAGGGGCTTTGCTCCGACACCCACTGTATCCACCACCCCTGGTAGTACCTACAGCCTGCGATCTCCTCGAACCCCACTACCATCATGCCTCGGTCTGAGGCGAAGGTCAGGAGTTGGGGCTCCAGCAGATCGGGGATGGCGCTGGGCACAGTGGCGCCGAACTTCGCCAGCGCTTCCATGGTCATGCGCGGAACGTGCCGATTCAGGCCCTTGTGAAGCATGGAGTACATCCGGACCGTGCCCACGACGGGCTGGCCTGGATCGTTGTCGCGGCGGCGCTCGCCGAGGTGATGTGTGCGTAGCACGCTGCACTGGAATTGCAC